CGCTGGGAAAGGTGGTCACATTTGCGGACCGGGTGTATCAGCTGTTCACCGGTACAAGCCTGATTGCCAAGTACAATGCCAAGCAGGCGCAGAAACAGGCAGACGCTACAAAAGACGCAGCGGAGAATGCCAAGGAATACCAAAAGCAAATGGCCAGCTTTGATGTGGCCAACAAGCTGTCGGATAACACCAGCAGCTCGTCCTCTGCATCTTCCGGCAGTAGCACAGATGATAGCGCCATCAAGTTTAATGAGGTCGATGTGGACGGCTGGTTGGAAGAAATCTTAAAAAAGATTAAGACTAGAGACTGGGAAGGCGTTGGCGGCACCATTGCTGAAAAAATCGTGTCCGGACTCAACAAAATTGACTGGGATTCTATACGTAATAAGGCGCAGAATGCCGGAACGAACTTTGCAGAGTTTATAAATGGCCTTTTCAGGTACACAGACAAGGACGGCAATACGCTTTGCGCCTCCATCGGCAAGACTATTGGTAACTCCGTGAATGTGATTATTGACACGACATACGGGTTTGTGAAGAAACTGGACTGGACAAAGGTAGGGCGAGAGCTTTCTAAAGGACTGTCCACATTCTTGAAGACCATAGACTGGGATAAAGAACTAAAAAGTGCGTTTAAAGCTGGCGAAGGAATGAGTAAACTTCTTGTCGCTTTTTTTACCGAAAAGGACAAAGATGGTGATACGGCTCTGGACAACGCTGCCAAAACGATCGGCAACATCATCAATGCGATTAAAAAATATTTAGACGGCGTTATTACCGAGCTGTCAAAAACGGATAAATCGGGACATACCGGGTGGTATAGAGTGGGCCAAAGCTTTATGACAGCGCTCGTGAAAGGTATACTCTCCATCGACTTCTCCAAAGACAAGAAAAACGCGGAGCAAGTGGCCAGCGGGCTGTATGACATGCTGCAAGGTGCCTTTGATACTCTGTATATGGATTCCGGAGATGGTACATCATACGGCTCAAAACTGTGGGAACATATCGGTAAGCAAATCGTGGCCGGCATTCTCGCTGGTATTGTAACAGCTATAACGCTTCCATTTGCTGGGGCTAGCACAAATGTTAGCGAAACTTTGCGGACCGTTTTTGATACAGTTTATAACGGGCTGTGTGAGGCGTTCGGTATTCACTCACCGGCTGAAAATATGAAGCCGATAGGCAGATACATTTGGGAAGGCTTGCTTGAAGGCATAAGGGAGAAATTGAGCCTGGACAAGTTGAGATCCTGGTGGCAGGAAAATGTCGTGGCCAAGGTGCAAAACGCCTGGAAGACCGTTGTAAGCGTTACTGCTGAAATCGGCGGTAAAATTAAGGACAGCTTCAAGAAATTGAAAGACAAGTGGGACTCCATCAAGAACAAGACCAATACAGCGACCGGCAAAGGGTCCATCAAAGACAGCTTCAAGAAGTTGAAAGACAAATGGGATGCTTTTAAGAATAAATCCAAAAGGGCCACTGCTACCGGCAAGCAAAAAAAGAGCTTCAAAGATATGAAAAAGAAGTTCGATAATGTGAAAAGCAAAACGGTGGAGATCACTGCAAAGCTGAAAGATGCCATCACCGGTGCATTGAATTCCATGATTGATAAAATCAACGGCTTAATTGCCAAGCTGCGCAAAATCAGCATCGCCGGGTATAAGCCCTTTAAGGACATCAGGAATATTCCCAAGCTGGCCCGTGGTGGTATTGTGAACAACCCCGGCCGTGGTGTGCAAGCCACCATTGGTGAAGCCGGCCGTGAGGCTGTGCTGCCGCTGGATAAAAACACCGGCTGGATGGATATGCTGGCAGAACGTCTTGCCCAGCGTGTGAACGGCAGCGGGCAGATGGTGCAGACGATCATTACCCTTGATGGTGAGACCATCGCTAAGAAGGTCGTTGAGGTCAATAACCGCAAGCGTGTGCGCCTGAACGGAGGTCTTGTATGAGTACGACATTTGCGATTAAAAACGGTGTGGGCAGCCTGACTGTGAAGGGCAAGACCTATGCCAAGGACACCTATGTGCCCATTCCGTATATTCAGAATGATTACAATGTGTCCAGAGAAAAACTGTGGGGGAGCGACAGTGGGCGCTCCCTCGCCGGTACATATCAAGGCAGCCTTGTGGGTATCTTTCCAAAGCTGACCATAAACGTGACCGGCGCACGGCTGAATTACACGGATGTAAAGAGCATTGTGCGTTTGGTGGACCAGCAGACAGCCATGTGCAGATACTGGGACGATCGAACCGCCGCCATGGTGGAAAAGAAATTTTACTTTGATAGCATTTCTATAACCCACAAGCACATTGACCCCAGCGCACCAAAGAATAACCGGTATGACGCCATATCCATTGTGGCTGTGCCGATCAGTAAGGAGTGATACTGTGTTTGCAGTAACAGATGAGTTTAAGGCCGCAATGCGAGAGAGCGGGCGTATCGTGGAGGCACAGTTG